TAGGACTACCAGCACTTGTAGTAGTGGTAGTAGTTGGACTACTAGTTGTTGTCGTCGTTGTCGTAGGACTACCAGCACTTGTAGTAGTGGTAGTAGTTGGACTACTAGTTGTTGTAGTAGTCGTTGTAGGTGCTACAGTTGTAGTAGTTGTAGTTACAAGTACAGTCGTAGTTGTAGTAGTCGTAGGACTAACAGTAGTTGTAGTAGTCGTTGTTACTGGCAACACTGTTGTTGTCGTCGTAGTTGTAGGACTTATTATTGTAGTAGTAGTAGTTGTTGTACTAGGTACTGCAATAGTTGTCGTAGTTGTTGTACTAGGAGGTACAGCAGTCGTAGTTGTAGTAGTTGTTGGACAAACATCATTACAAGCTGGTTCATTCATATAAACAGTTGAGGTACCATCCATTGCTATTCTAACAATAGCAGCATGATAATTTCCTAAATAAGTATGATACCAAATAGGAGCAAAATAATAATCTCCAATTTTTACAGCATTATTATAAAATGCTGGATAAGATAAATCATAATTAAAAGTACCATCAAGTGTACCATCAGCATTTAATCTAATAAAATATGGTACTGCTACTCCATCATAAGTAGTAAATTCACCACCTATCAAGAATTTGCCATTATCATTTAAAACACTATAAACCCAAGTATCAAAACCAGTTCCTACATTAGCCATAAATGCAGCATCTAAAGCTCCTGTTCTATCAAGTTTAAATATATTTTTACCTATTCCTGTACCATTATAACTAGTGATACTATATGAACTTACTACAATTACACCACCATCATCTGTAGCAGCCATAGTCATAGGTTTATTTACAGTCGCATTATTAGGACCTGTACCTGTTTGGAATGATACATCTCTAGTTGCATCAGCTTTATTAAGTAAAGCAATATGATTTGCTGATACTCCTTTATATGTTGTAAAGTAACCTTGTACCCAAATCTGATTACTGCCAGCTTCTATAACTGCTTCTACAGTATGATCAAAACCAGAACCTACATTAAATGCTGTTATTTTATCTCCATTTTGATCAAGTTTTATTAATCGTGGAGAAGAAACTCCTTTATATGTTGTGAAGTATCCTGCCACATATACAGAACCATCAGTATCTAAAAATGGTATATTTGTATATGTACTAAATCCAGTTCCTACATCAAATGATGTATCTATTGTTCCATCAGGTTGAAGTTTTACAAAATATGGAGAAGAAGAACCATTTACAGTAGTAAACCATCCACCTATATACATAGAATTATCAGGGCCAAAAGCAATACCTTGATTCTGATATGCTGCTGTTTCATTAAGTCCAGTGCCAAAGTTTGTAGTCCAAGAAGTATCTAAAGTACCACAGCGATCTATTTTTAAAACAGCACCTGTTAAAGTCATACTTCCATCTAAACCATAATTTCTAAAATTACCATATACACCAAGATTACAATCACTATCTACTTTCAAATCAATTATATAATCATCAAAATGCAAAACAACATTTTCATAAGCATTTCCTTCAAAAGGAGCACACACAATTACTGTCGTTGTAGTCGTAGTTGTTGGACTAATCGTTGTTGTAGTGGTAGTCGTAGGAGCTACAGTAGTAGTCGTAGTCGTACTAGGACTAATCGTTGTAGTTGTAGTAGTAGTTGGACTAAAACTAGTTGTAGTCGTCGTAGTTGGACTAGCAATTGTGGTGGTCGTAGTAGTGGTTGGCCCTGCAGTTGTAGTTGTTGTAGTTGTTGGTACTGCTGTAGTAGTTGTTGTAGTTGGTGCTGCCGTGGTTGTAGTAGTTGTAGTTGGTACTACAGTTACATTTCCTGTACCTTCCAAAATACAATCAGTAAGACTTATTGACCCTTCTAAAGTACAATCTTTTATATATAATTCTATTGCTTCTCCCATAAATGGAGTACAAATAACTCTATATTCTGTTGTAGTAGTTGTTGTAGATGGATTTGGAACTATTTCTCCTGCGATAAAATCAAAATCAAAATTAGCACAACAATCATTTTTTGCACTATAGAAGAAATTATTCTCAGCTACATAGAAATTAGGAATGTAACTATGAAAACTAATCCAGCTCTTTGTATTTAAATTAAATGATAATGTAAAACTCTTATTACAGAAATATATAGGATCCGTAAGAGATAGTATTGTTGTTGTATTATATAATCCTTCTATATAGAACTCTTGTGTAGTAGGATTAAATAAAATATCATCTGATAATGGTATGTAATCTATTTTTGTGATAATTATTCTGTCGAACCTATTATCATATACTCCATGTAATCCTACACCATTGAAGTTATTATCTATATTTACTCCTGGGATAGTGATTATTTCACCGTCAACATTCGTTTTGGTTTCAGGAAAGTGTTTTAACAATTTGTAAGGTAAGTGTTCTTTTAAAAAGCTGTTCATACCACTACCATACTTAGAGATAATCTCTACTTGTGTACCATTTAATAAAAATATCTGTCCACGCTTAGCATCTACTGTTACTTGACCATTAGGTATTTTAAGTAACATCTTATTTTGTGTACCCACAAAACCTAAATCAGTATCAGCAAAATCTATTGGTGGTGAATTACTGAATAACTTATCATTACCTAGATATGCTGCCTGAGGATTACTTGTATCAATAGTAAGTAATTTATTATATAATAATGTTTTATTCTCAAACCTCGCAAGGATTGCCTTATCTTCTATACCATCTATAGATGTAAACTTTCCATAATTTTGAGGGAAGTCAAAGTAAGATATAGCTCTATAAATTAACCAATTATTAGTTGTTTCTATACCTTCATCTTTTTGACTTAAACTAGAAGATACATCACTATATATCGCTCTAAAGGGGAAGTGAGTATAACATAAATCATCACTCCAGTTAGCAGGTAAATTCGTAAATGAATCCTCTTTATTTTGTTTAGAGTAGGTAACATTGTATTTATATGTGTTATCATATGCTATAGATACATAATCTTCTTGTACCCAATCATCAGGGATAGAAGTACTAACGTGAGGCCAGAACTCTCCTTCTCTCGAATTAAATGCTTGTCTTAAATCTAAATTATAAGAACTTTCACAATAGAAACTAGGAACACCATATGCGAATAAATAATAATATCCATCATAAAATGTACGATTAGGATTACTATCTGTACGTATTGTAGCAGTATTATCATAAATACCACTTCCAAGTGATTGATCATTAGGACAATCAAAATTATGAGCTTTATAAGAAAGAAAATTAGGAAGTGTTCCTACACTACTTATTACAACATCTTCAAGAATACTTCTTGCAGAATGCCAATATACAGGGTAAGCTACATTACCTATTTCATCATAAAAAATATCACTATCATCTGGACCATTTACTCTGTTATCTATAAAGAAAGGAAGTTTTGTTTTAAAAGCAAATTTACTAATAAATGTATCTCCTCCAAATATTGTATAATATTGTTCAGCAGCATTTATAGTTTTTTGAAATCCTGTATCAACAGTGATATATGAATAAATTTGTCCCCATTGATTAGCAATCATATTTTTCATAGAAGCATAATAAGAAACTACTGAAATAGGTTTCTCTTCTGCAGGTTTTTCACAACCACCTTTACCATCAATAACTTCACTAATTAAAGTTCTTGACTTATCTTCTACACCTAATGGAACTATATTTGTACTATCTTTAGGAAACGGTAAATCAGTAACGCCATCTTCCATCTTAAGAAATACTGATGATTCTCTATTATAATTATTAACTTTTGTATCTTCTCCAATAGACTGAACTCCTGGAATAAGATATCTAGATAATTCTAAATTTCTTTGTTTTATACCTAAACTATTAGGAATAGTTTCATTATAATTATAACTCGCAATAGAGTTATATGAATATGCGAAGTTTTTTCTGGAAATCCTATTTATGAAAATCTCTAAATATGCTTGATATACTGTAAAGAAAGCTAGAGGATTAAAAGGATCAGTAAGAAGTCCTATTTCTTCTGAACTATCAATAACATCTTGTTGGCCTTCTTTTGTAAGTAATTTGTATTTAGCATTCTTTTTAACTTCTACGAAATGAGCTTTACCAGCACCAAATAATACACTCTCTAATTTAAGAATATTTCCTAAAAATGGTTGACCAAAAGATGTTTCAGGTGAATTAAAAATTTGACGTTTAGTGTCTAATGTAGAGATAGCCTCTAAAGGAGTTTCTTTTTTACAATCAAGAGGGAAAGGAGATTCTACAGAATCAATAGGACCTGTAATATGTATCCCACAATGACCACAACCACTGATACATTTAACCTCTGTACCTGGATATACTTGTAAATAAGCACCACCATTAAAAGGGGCGCCTTCTACCTCATATTGTTGTGTTTCTCCATAAATATTTATCCATTCTACTGTAAACTTTTGACATATTCCTGTAGAAGATACTTCCCATACATCATAACCAGATATTGCAACTGTACCTAATCCTCCCTCTAATGTAGGAAATCCTATAGAACAAAATGGATATGTTCCAGGAGCAATAATTGTCTCTGTATCTGTTATTGTTTTATTATTTTCACAACTTGTATAAGTTACTTTTATAGGTATAAAAGAACTAAATAAAGATGGGAATGCTGTTATAATATATTGTAAACATTGAGCACTAAATGCATTATTAACTTTATTTAAAAAAGGATCTTCAGTAATATCATTATAAGGATAGTTAGGAAAATAGTATTCCTCTTCTTCTCTTTCATATTTACCTACATTACGTAATATACCTTTGCCTATAATTGATTTATTGGTTCCTCTATCTCCTCTGATGATTTTTATACCAGCAATCTCATCCTTTTGTTCTTGAGTAAGGTTAGAAGCTTTAATCAAAGAATTTATTTGTACTAAATCAATTTTAACACCTATAGGAAAAACAGCATTGTCTTCCATGACCATAGCAGCAGAAGTAGTAAATAGAGAGGACTCATTAATAGGAGAAACATTTACATCAGGAAACTTATGATGACGTATTTTTTTACCTGCTAAATCACCCCATAACTCATCATTACAAGGATACTCTTCGCTAGATTCCCAATATGAAAATTTACCATATTGATACTTTCCTTTATAATTAACTTTATCATCAGAGTTTGTATAATCAGTATATGTTTCTGTTACAGTGGCTGTATTATATATCTTCCAATAAGGGCTATATCCTACCATACCCACCATTCTGTCAGGTTCTCCTATAAAATCAGGATTAGCTGTACTTTCATCTGGTTGAGTTTCTTCTGCCCAAGTGATCTCTCTCCCTGGAATGTGAAATCCATCGGTCTGTCTTCCATTAGTCAAAATGAATACTATTTCAAAAGGATATACCTCATCTCTAAGATATCCTCTCATATTAGTAGCATTCAATTCATCAGCATAACTTTCATCAGCAGGAATTCTATGTGTTTCCCAATCTAATGTTATCTTACTAGCAATTGATTGATAGTTAATTCTATCAATAGTTGTTAAACCTTTCCATATAAGAACATCTCTGGCTGTAGTTACATCATTAGCTTGTTCATAATATGGAAACTTCTCAACTATATCAGCCATTGCTAATTGAGTCAATATTTCATTAGCACCAGTATAAGTTATTTCCTTAGTAGTTCCTGGGAGTGAATATGTGCCAACGAGGTACGGTGTAGAGATATTATTTATTGTCTCAATCACTGCGAGATTAAAGTATCCAAATAATCCAGATGAATCTAAATTACCTACCTCTACTGTGATTGATTTTCCTACAGGAGTATTATAGTTTACACTAACTGTGAAGGGATCATTTGCAGGACAAGGGTTTGTAATAGAATAATAAGAGGTTAGAGGTTGCCCTACTGCATCAGCATATTGTACAGCAAATTGATATGTACCACTAGTAATGCTACCACCTGTATTAACTCTTGTTACTTCTAATGATGGTACTGTAAAGTTTGGTTGAACTTTTAGTTGGTTACAATCTATTTGATCTGAATAAACTGGATCACAAAGAACAGTACCACTTAGTAGTTTCATTGGAGGATTATCAATATCCAAGTATCTTCTAGCTACATTATCTGCCCAGTAAATCTCAGTAGAACAGTTAGTAATTTTGTGTACAACTTTATGTATAGGAAAGTTTATATTAAATCCTAAGCAAGGATCATTTACTATTATACGGTACACACAATCATTGTTAACCATATATCCTATCTGACTACCTCCAGTTATAGGATTAGTTAAGAAAAATATGTGTTTATATTGTTCATTAATAAAATATCTTCCTATTACAACGTAATCTTCAGGAAAATCTAAGCAATAGATATTACCAGGTTCATTTTGGTAATTAATAGAATTAGCATCGAAGTTTTCAACAACAGCATTTAAAGCATAGGAAAGTTTACCCTTGGCAATTTGGGCAGCACTACTGTCCATATCCATACCTAATCTGGCTATGTTATATTCTTTGATAATATTAGTAAGACTTTCAGTCTTATCAGAACTATCTTTCCTTTGTTTCTTTGCCATTAGTTGTTACGTTTAAAAAATGTATTGTAACTAGGAGTTATCCTTTCGTATTTATTTAATCTTTTTTTATCTATTTTAATTTTTCTAACTTTTTTATCAATGGTCTCCTTTTTAACTTCTATATCAGCCATAATATATGCTTCATCAGAAAGTTGTTTATAATAAGCTAACTTTTGTTGAATCTGATTAAAGGTCTCATCATTTATTTGATTAGAAAGTACTTCAAAAACTTTATACTTAATAAAAGCTTCTACGTATTCCTTAATACGATAGTTGTCTGGTATAAGTTGATCACCACAAGCATCAAAGTTTTCTGCATAAAAAATTAAGTGAACTGTTCCTTCTCTAAAATTAGTCACTAATTTATTATCTCTTATATCAAATGAATCAATTTTACTGGAACCAGGAGTTTGACCATAAGTCTTCCAGCTCTTATAGTAATCTACTGAGCAATCATTTCTAACTGAAATGTTACCAGGTTTTAAAAGATATAATTGTTTGTATACTCTATCAGTAACATTGGTAGATTTATATACAGCAGGAGTATATGAAAGTTCAGCACAATCTGGACACGTAGGGTCTGCACAATTTCCAGTACATGTTTCTCCTCCTATAGTTACAGGTGCAATCTGCACAGTACAAGTTCCTGATTGAGAATAATAAGAACTAGAATCATAAAAAGGTGCAAGATTTACCTCTGCACACATCCACACTTCTCTAGCAGCATAAAAATTATCTGGAAGTCTTGCTTCAAAATCTTCTACATATAAAGGGGTTTCATCTATAGGTTTAGTAGCTCTACTGAGTTTACTTAAACACTTATTAAGATAAGTAGGAAACATTAAGTCATCTACAACTCCTGTATCAAAATAACTTTTTAATTCTTCCTTTACTATCGCATATGTAGATTTAGGAGATGTGAATTTGTATTTATAGTAATAGGACATAGTTTAATTTTATAAAAGTGTAAAAACACATTTATCTACTATAAATATGACGTAAGCGACACTTATTCTCTGACTTACATTTTTTTAGGTTCCCACTCTTGATATATATTCATATATTTTTTATCTGAATGAATATAATGTGCTAATAACCTAGAAGTAACTCTTGAGGGTTTAAAGTACCATAACTTAGAATTTTTAAACAAGACAGTTTTTTTAAACCACAACCAACCAAAGAAATACCCTTCGGTATGATAGTTGAAGTTATAAATTTTCTTACCCTTCTCTTTAGTTTTCTTCCAGTCTATTGGGAGATTGATGAACTCATCATTAGGCCCTTTCATCCTTCTCCTTTTTTTCTTTCCAATTGCGAAGTCTCCAAAACCAAATGGTAATTTAGCCTTCTCTCCTGTTTCTAATATATAGAATTTAAATTCATCACTAAAGGTATAAAGAATATTTCTCCATTCATCATATGTGAGAATTATTTCTGGATGTCCTTTACAGAATTCTTTATAATTCTTTAAACTATAAGACTTCCAATCTACTGCTGTTCTCATATTACTTTAAATTAGGTGCGTTAGGAGCTTGTCCATCTATACCATCTGCAGTAATATCTGTTTTAAGTCTAAAATAACTCTCCAGTAATTTATCTGAAGTTAATTTTAATACTTGTTTCTCTAAATATCCAGGCAAAGGAAACTCTAAATCTAACGGATTAATACATCTCTCCTCGGAAGGAATATCTTCACCACAACAACAAGAAGGGTAAAGTAATTCATTAGAAACTACTTCTGTAAAAAAAGCTATAAATCTAATTGCTTGAATATTTGGATTTGTAACATACAAATAATTATTAATTATCATATAATACATTTCTGACTTACGTGTAGCCAATTCTAATAAATTAGTATATCTATTAATTGTTATTTCTTTTATTTTTGTACCACTTCCTCCAAGAGCATTAATAGAATAAACTCCTTGAATAACATGTTGATAATTACCTTCTGCGATATTAGGTAATTTATGTTTACTTCTTGAAATCATTTGAGAGTCTACATACCCACAACATTCTGAAATAGGAACTTCAATCATCTCTAAACAAGGCAATGTTGTGAATAGAGTATCTGTAGCCCACAATTTTCTAAGATTAGTTTCACGTTTAATAAGTAAAAGTGAACTATTTCTGATTTCAGAAAGTATTGCACGATCAGTAATAGAAGCATCAGTACTAATTAGTTTGTGCATACTTCTAACATCTGATACTAATTTTCTTCCTGTTGACATCTTTTAATTTTTATGAAATTAAGGTAAAGATAAATAATAGTTTTACATAAACCAAATTGAAAAGTAGCGTTAAACAGTTCCACTAACTAATCTTGTTATAAACCTCCCCAAATAAATGAAGAGGTTTATATAGTTCAATATTAACAACCTGTTGAACCAGTTACTTGACCACTTCCTCCACTTACTGTTAATGCCACAGTACCATCAGAATAATATCCATCAATAGCAGGATTTGTACAATCATTATTTTGATAAATATAAGTTGCAATTGCAAATGCAGCTTCACTAACATAATATGTTGTAGGAGAAGAACCAAAATCAGTACAAGCTGTAGCTGCTAACGTTGCATCAAATCCTAATGAATGAGCATTACAAGCTACAGTCGTTGTCGTTGTTGTTGTAGCTGCTACTGTTGTTGTCGTAGTAGTAGTTGGACTAGCAGTTGTAGTTGTCGTCGTAGTAGGCGCCACAGTAGTAGTTGTCGTCGTAGTTGGAGCAACTGTCGTTGTGGTCGTCGTAGTTGGAGCTACAGTAGTAGTTGTTGTCGTTGTTGGACTAGCAGTGGTCGTCGTAGTAGTAGTCGGAACTGCTGTCGTTGTTGTCGTAGTAGTAGGTGCTACTGTTGTCGTAGTTGTAGTAGTAGGTAAAGGAACTATGTCAATAATTAATTCATTTGTACATAATCCTGTAGACACTACTTTAATCTTTGTACTACCATCAGCTACATTTGTATAAGTAGCTCCTGCTAACAGTGTAGCTCTTGCTACGCCTGATGCAATTATTGCTGTATAACTATCTCCATCTGCTGTTAATGTAAAATTATCTAAGTCTGCTCCTAGAGAAGTTAATGTTACTGTTACTGTCATTGCCATAATATTTCTTTTTTTAATTAATTAATTTTATACAAATGCTTTAGATATAATAACACCACCTTCTATAAATGTACCAATAGCATAATCAGTAGTGCTGATAAAATCTCTAACTACTCTAAAAGGATAATTAGAATTTTTTGTTCGTGTTTGTATAATACCTAAATGAAAACTATAATCCCAAAAATGAGTTGCATCATCTTCTGTAGAAGATGCTACTGAATATAAACCTATTTGAGTTCCTCCTTGTGTTGATATTTCTGAATTTATAGTAGCTAAATTATCATAAACATCTTGTAGTTGTCCATGTGCAGGTAAATAATAATCACTCCAACTACTATAAGTATAATCAGCACATTCTTGAGCAGAACTATCAGTATGTCCTGCTTGTCCTATAATAGCAAGACTATTTGCCTTTCCATTAGTAGTACTTTGTGCTCCAGCACCTATTAAAGTACTATTTATATTACTCCAATCATTTGTAAACCCACTATTTAATTCATCTAAAGCAATAACTACATAATATTGTTCTGCACCTGTAGTAGTTGTTGTTGTAGTAGGCACAGTTGTAGTCGTTGTCGTAGTTGGACTCACTGTGGTAGTTGTCGTCGTCGTTGGTACTACAGTTGTTGTTGTAGTCGTAGTTGGGCTAACAATTGTAGTTGTAGTAGTAGTACTTACTGGTAATGTCGTAGTAGTAGTAGTACTTGCTGGAACAACTGTAGTTGTAGTTGTAGTGGTACCAGGTATTTCTGCTATTCCTTCAAATGGTGTACATGTAGGAACAGTGGTAGTTGTAGTTGTAGTAATAGGTATAACTGTTGTTGTCGTTGTCGTAGGACTAACTATTGTAGTAGTCGTAGTTGTAACAGGAGCTACTGTTGTTGTAGTTGTAGTAACTGGTACTGCAGTTGTAGTAGTAGTCGTGGTCGTAGGTGTTACAGTTGTAGTAGTTGTTGTTGTTATACTACCTGGACAGTACATTGTATAATCCCATCCAGCTCCAAGTATTGGAGCAAATACTCTAACAAGTACAACAGTTGTTGCTGTACCTTTATAAAAAGATGCTGTTCCATTTCCAGGAGCAACTATAGTTTCAAGAGGGTCTCCTAAAAGAGTTAACTCTGTATTTAAAGCAATTTGATAAGATGTGTCTCCTCTATATCCTGTATCAATTACTTTTATTCCATCAAACCATACTTCAAATTTATCTGGTATACTATAAGCATTAAAATCAAAATAAACTGTACCTATAGTGTCTCCAAGATTAACATAACTTATATCAGGATAAGCTTTCCCAGTTAATGGATATACTACAGGAACACAAACAAATGCTGTCGTAGTTGTTGTAGTAGTCGGACTTGCCGTTGTTGTCGTAGTTGTTGTTGTACTAGTAATAGGATACTGTAAATTAATATCAACATAATTTACACAATCATTTGTTGATTTAACTCTAACAATTGTCGCATAATCAGGAACAGTAGTTGAATACCCTAATATAAGAGTAGCTTTTAATACTCCTGTCTCAAAAGGAGTAACAAAACCATCTAAATCAGAGTACAGGTCAAAAGGCCCTGTGTCTAATCCTGCTGATGTTAAAATTAAATATACTGTCATCTTTTAAATTGTTGTCGTTGTCGTTGTTGTACTAAATGATATCAATACATCTATATAATTAGAACATATATCATTAACAGAAAGTATTCTTACTATAGTACTTCCATCTGGAATTTGATCCGTAGGATAACCTGCTACTAAAATACTTTTATTTATATAAGTAGCAAACGGAGCAAAATACCCATCTACATCTGAATAAAGATTAAATGGGCCTGAATCAATTCCAGCTACTGTTAATGTTATAATTCCTGTCATTGTTTAGTTTTCTATTGTATAAGTGCTATTCCCTCCAAGGGAGTGCATATTGTTCTTGGTTTCTTTTTACATGGAAATAACCAATGCCAAAATCTTATAAGTAATTTTATCATACTGGTATATACATTATGTAATAGCAAGCTAATACAGGTTGAATATTACTATGGCTTTCTCCATTACCAGCAACAGCATTTGTTACTGTACCCGTCACTGTTGCTGGATCAGTCTCATCAACAATTATATTATCTATTGTACTTCCATTAGAAAGTACCTCATTATCAACAAACCCTATTGCTGAATAAAGATCAGGAAAAGTATGCGTATGAGGAGGACTAACAAAAGTAGCTGCATGCGTATGTTGAGGCATCTGAGCAGTAGTTAAAGTAATTACATTCGCTCCACCTGTACCTGACAAAGTATATGCAGGATTACCTGCTACTACAGGATCTACTACAGGTGACATTGCTCCTCCACCCATTCCAGTTGTTGCACCTATACCTACTCTACCTCTTTTATCTGGAGTACCATTATTACCATTACATAAATAAATTTCTTCCCAATCTCCTATACCTGCACCAGAACCATCAAAGTTTGCTACACTACCATAGTATTCAACTATTGTCATAGGTATCATTCTATTTTTAAGTAAAGTAGTTTCTGGTTCCGTTACAATAATAGATGATATAAGAGCAGGTAAATCTGCAGTTGTAGTATAATTAGTAGATAAATCTAATGCTAAAGCAGTTACTGTTGTATTTAAGGTACATAGATAAGTTATAACAGCTTGAAGTATAGCATGAGTTCCACTAGACGCTGTAACTGTAGGAAGACATCCAACAGTATAATCAGCTTCTATTACAGCTATAGCAGCAGTATTAGTAGTAATTAAATCTTCTAAAGCACAAGCAGTTTGTATCAACGCTGATACATAATCTACAATAGTTATATCTCCTGATACTGGTAAATATCCATCTACTAAACTACAAATAGTTGTTGCAGATAAATCAGGTATGATACCTGTGCCATCTAGTGCTGTTAAAAGATTAGTTATAATGCTATTTTCTACAGAATATAAACTATCTCCATTCTCTATTCCTAATGCAGGAATATTAACTCCTGTATATTTTACACATTTATCTGATACTATAGTAGCACATCCGTTAAAACAATTATTGCAGCTCATATCTTTTTTATTAAAAGTTAATTTTATTTTATAATAATGGATTTGGACATAATTTTGTCACATTCCAACTTGTTATATCTAAAGGCCCTATTATTCTTGCTGTAACAACAGGAGATATTAAATAATCTGCTGGAGTGTATATCCACCAAATCATTTGTCCTTGAGAATATGTAGGTATATTAAGTCCTGTTTCTGATTCATATTCACTTATTCTAACAGACCAACTACCTTTTCCACTCCCTATAAATTGATCTATTGCAACTGTATCTGCACTTGTATTAGGAGCTATACCAATACTTCCTGGAATACCATAAGCACCATCAAAAGGACCTTCATTAGGTACAGTCATTCCTGTTGTAGCCTTTTTAACACTATTATGAATTATTTCTAATTTATCGGCATAATAAGCAGAATTAAAATGTAAAGTAACTACTCCTCCACTAGGACTTAAATCATAAACTATATCTTCTAGTCCTGTACCCCCATTAGATTGTGATATATTACAGTCTGGTTCTGGAACAGCAGTTGTAGTTGTAGTAGTCGTAGGCGTTATTGTAGTCGTAGTAGTCGTAGTAAGATATTTATATGCAATTCCTACAAATGGAGTACATATTGTTGGTTCTTCAGCAATTCCTACAAATGGTGTACATATTGGTATACACTCATCACAACATTCTTGTGGAATACATCCTGATGTCATGAGTTGCACTTTACTAGCTATTTGTAAAACAGTAAAGTCTTCAGCATAAAGGGAATTACACCATTTATGTATTAAAATTCTTCTATAATGAAGAAGATCATTCATATCACCAGTTCTACAAGATTTGTTCAGAGCAAATATAAGGTCGTTATATATGTCATTACCAATCTTTGTAATAGTGCAATCAATTCCTGATATTAATGCTAAAATACTTCCACATTGATCACAATCTGTCATTTTGATAGTTAGCATAATGTTTTAATTTTTTTTGCGATTGCTCTGCAACTTGCACACAATCCATTTACCAATTGGCACCCACATCCTTGTTTAGCACCACATTTTTTACAATTTGCCATCTAATAGTTGTATAAAGATCCACTACATCCACAATTATTATTTAAAAAACGAGTAAGCATTGAATCTGCTTTTGCATATAATTTTTCAGATTGTAAAATAGCACAATTATTAGCTGCTGCTATTGATCCTTGAATAAAGAACCAAATAGAAGTTAATTCTACTTTAGCTTGAGCTTTAATCTTACTATCACATTCCATCATGTCTAATGTCATAAAGGCATTATCAAATTTTTCTTGAATCTTATTAACCCTCATAAATGACTTAGCTATACACACCGTTTGAGTATCAAAAACACTATAAGCTATGTTCCAAATACCATCAGGTAAATCTTTTTCTGTCCCTATTTCTGAAATCAATAAGGATACAGAATTAAATACATTATAAGTTTCAACTGTAAAAGGGAGTGCTACCTCATCAAATCCTGGAGGAGTAATACCTATAGTAGGCAAAGTAACCTCTGGAGGATTATTCGGGTATGTAGAGGCATCAGAGAATGCTATTGTCTTTACATTATAAGTTTCGAGAACAAATATATCTAGCCTTAGATCAGGTGCTACTACTGTTGTTGTTGTGGTAGTTGTTGCCATATTTTAAAAATAAAAAAATGCCAGAGGATAGGAGTTATCCTCTTTTCCCCTGACATTTAGGTTATACTATATATTACTACTAACCTCCTGTGGTGGTAGTCGTAGTAGTTGGTGCAGCAGTCGTCGTTGTTGTTGTCGTCGGCGCAGCAGTCGTAGTAGTTGTAGTTGTTGGTGCTACAGTAGTGGTTGTGGTTACACAAGCATTTTTCGCAGCAACAGCACCTAAACCAGCTACTAAGATGGCTTCAAACGCAGCAGCATCTCCTGTTGGAATAGCTATAATAACTGTACTATCTTCTTGAATATAATCTCCCCATTGATATTCACTCTTATTATATTCATTGAATTTGATATAATAAGTATCATAAGAAGTTCCTGCTACTACATGGCTTTCAAAGTTTTGGTTATAACCTGCTTGTCTGTACAAGTGTTTCAAATAACCAGCTTGATAGCTGTAATAGTTTTTCTCAAGTTGAGCAATTTCTTCTGCAGTTCCCGTAGGATAATTAGAAGTTTGTGTTACAGTAACTGTTGCTACTAAATCACATGCATCATATACTATAAAGTCTGCAGTTGTTTCAGGACCGTCATATACAAATACGTTAAACCATAATCTGTCATATTCTGCAGGATAAGCAGCTATATCACAAGGTTGACCATTTTTAGTTACAGCTTTACCCGTAATAACTAATTTAGTGGTTGCACCTGAACCAGATTTAGTAAAAGTATAAAAATCTGATAATTGAATATTATCAGGATTAGTTCCTGGAGCACCTGCTGCTAATTTTACTAATAACGCATCTACCAAGGCTTCTGCATCTACATCTACACAAGGATCACCATCACAGTCACAACAAGGCGCCTTAACAGTTACCGAACGTGTAAATCCATTAAAATATAAACTATCTAGATAACTAGAGTGTCCTCTTATAGTTAAAGTTAAAACTTCACCACATTGTACAGTGAAATCATCTATTTCTACAATTTGATTTGTAGGGGTTATACACCCTGTTACTTTATACCATTCAGTTACATTAGTGTTACATGCTACTCCTGCTTGAGGACAGCCACTAATTTTATCAGAACGTTTTGTTCCTTGAAGGTAAGTATTCGCTCTTCCCTGTGCTACGTAAAAGTAAGGTTGAGCAGCTATTGTTGCTAAACTTACGGCGACGTAATCAGCACCAAAAAAGCCTACTTCACCAGCAAGTAAGTCTTGTGTGGAATCGGTTACTGGATTAGGAACCGTTCCTGGTGGGACTACCACTACTGTTGTTAAAGAAAAATCAGCCATTTGCTTGAATTTTTTAGATTAAATTAATATTTATTTTTATTCGTATTATTCATTTGTTTGTATTCTAAACTGAGCACTCTGCACAGCAGAAGCATTTTCCGTATACATTGCTAAGTTTTGAACTGCTAAATCAAGGATTTCATCTTCTAGATAAGAAGCTAGTTCACAATTAACATCGGTAGATGTTTCACCGTTTAACATAACATATCCAGCTTTATTAATATACACTGGATAACGAATGTACATGAGATATAGTTTTTTAGGAGTAAAACTCCCATCTGTAAATATACTTATTTTATTTGTAGAAACAGAACTAAATGTCTCTTGATATTCAAAAGAAGGTTTCGTATGTTCATTATTTAATAAAAATTGTACGTCACCATGCTTTAAAAGTTCTGTATTTGTCCAAATAATTCTATCTTTACATTCTCCTTTATCAGCTAGAAAATAACTATCTACATAAAACATATATGCAGGACTAATATTTACTATACTTGCACTCCATTGATTTAAATCTTTATTAGAAATTATTAAATCCAAAGGATGATTCACATAATTTTCTACTAAGATTTGTAAATCATCATATCTTTTTTTAAAAGAATCTCTTCCTAAACCACTTACAATGCTAATACCATCAGTTTTTTGTTTTATAAGTTTGATCTGTGCTTCATTAAGAGCTAAGACCTTGTCTTCTAACTGAATCCTCTGATGAGAATTAGAAGATAGTTTATTTAACTTTTGATCTATTTTATATAATAAACTATCTACTGATATCATAATTATAGTATTATACTGATATTAACTTCTTTGTTTTTAGTTTACCTTCTAATGTAAGTAAATCATCTTGATTATCTTCATTTATTAAAAACACTACTAAAGCTTCTTCATCTGCAGCTACTTCATATTCTCCTTCATAAATCTTACCACTTGGTTTCACTCTATAAATAGAATGTACTATCGCTTGTTTTACTAAATCTTTAATGTGTAACAGATTTTCTTTCATATCTGCAAAACGACTAAAGACTTCAATAGTAGACAATCCTTGGAATTTACCAGAATCAAATTCTCCTTTTTTAAGAACATTATCTACTAAATTATAAACAACATCTTCAGAAGTATTATCACTTACTGCTAAACCTAAAAGTCTTCCTACTTTCTTCTTCTTCTCTGGTGACATTGAATCAAACTTGGCAATAGCCTTATTGATTTCTTTTTTCTTTCTGAAGATAAGAGCTTGTTCTATTTCTTCATCTGCTACATAGTATTGGGTATCTGCTGGATATTCACCACGCTCCCAAGCTTGATAGCTAGAAGCAACTGTTGGATGAACACGTAACCAGGAAAATGCTATTTCTTGAAATGGCACATCTAAATCAAAATAATTATCCCCATCTAATAACTTTACGGGCTGAACATGAGTTCCGTCCGTAGGAGAAAGTGAAAGACTATAATTCCAAAAAGTAGAACGTGGTCCTAAATCAATTCCATCTCCTAACTCTGATGTCAGTTTTTTTAATGTTTTATTGATTCTTTCAATTTCTAGCTTTCTTTCTAAAGGATCACTTATCCTCTTGATATAAGATGCTTTAGGATCTAATCCTGTTCTATATTTTCCATCTAGTTCTTTATAAGGATACTTAAATACTCCAGTACCTGGAATTCTAGATAATTTATTTTTAGCTAATCCATTTTGCATTGTCTGCAAACCTGAATTACCATATTCTCTTAATATTACAGAGATTTTTCCCATTTTACCCATCGTATGTAGTTTTAATTTATATAGTAAAGTACTCTCATCGAAGAGATAAACCTATAGTTTGTACTTTATAAGAAATCTCCTCTAAATTAATAGAGGAGATTAATTTTATTTTTAGTACTGTGGAATTTCTTCAATCAGAACTGTACGAGACAAGTCTTCAATAAAGATATCACATCTGTCTTTCATCCAGATTTCGTATCCTGGGAATTTATTAGCAGAACTCATTCCTTGAGATTTCGCAAAACCTAAGTGATGTGCTGTACCATCAATATAACCCCAAGTCATAGAAGGTGCTCCCTTCATACGAACTTCTCTAATATTATTAACCATAGAACCATCAGAACTTGGAGAAACATCAAATACGAAAAATACAGGTGTAGATTTCTTATTCTGTCCAAATTCCAAATTAGTTTGTGGTAAATCTAATTCTTTCAAGTGAATCAATTCAACACGACCAGTTTCTCTAGTAACCATTGCATCAAATGCAAAGTTATAAGTGATATGTTGTCCTTCACCTTGCATAAATCTGTTTCCAGAATCTGCCATAAAGGTTAGTCCAGAGTTCAGTGCATCATCTTTTAAAGCTTGTTGGAATACATCGAATCCAGCTTCATTAGTATACATCTTAACTCGTCTGTCTTTTACATCTACTCGTCTATAAAACAAGTCTCCAAATACTGAACGTATTAGGTTAGCAGAAAATTCTCCACGGTTATACTGAACTAAGTTACCGTTATTACGCATTCTGTGATAAACACCAGCAGAGGTACGTTTAACTTCTTGTTTAGAACCATTTGTTTTAACTGTTCCAGGCTTAGCCCAAATCATACGTTTAACTTTCAATTCAATCATAGACTTACGCATCCAAAATTCAATGAAAGGTTCCCACTTAATATCATTACGAGTTAAAGGTAATTGGTTTCTACGCTGTGGAGCATATACTAAGATATCTAATGGTTTTCCACTAGCATCTCTCAACATTTTATGATCAGCCCATTCTGTGATTTTGTGTTCATAACCATATCCTGAACCAAGAGATTCAAACATAGTTATTTTTTCACCTAATCTAGGAAGACCTAGTAAGTCTTGATCAAATTCTCCAATAGCAGCATCTACTAATTCACATTCAATTCCAATTGCTAAGAATGTAGAAGTAATAAAGTCAATCATAGGATTGTCAGAAATCAAAGTAAAGGTATAAAGGAAACCATTATTCCAAGGTTGAGGATCTTTAACTACATACAGACGAGGCCCATATTGTCTTGTACCTAAAGAAATGATAGCATTTTTAGAAAATTCATTAGTATCTAATACTAAAGTAAATTCTTGACCATCAATACCAGGCTTAGCATTGTCTTGCGTAGCTGTAGGTACATCTATAATTTTTGGGAATTTGTAAGGAACTGCGATATCCCATTTCCAAGCATCACTATTATTATCAATATAATAAGGTGTGCTCTTGTTAATCATGTCGAGAAAATCGTTACTGTACAG